GAGACTCAGAGGGATCAACTAATTAAATTATTCCCTGTTTGGAAAAACGAAATCAGTCGAGTATATAATAACCAGCCAAAAAAGGATCAAGAGGAGAGAATATTTTGAACACCGAAACTAAAACAAATAGAAATCGTTATTGGAGTATCCCAGAAGAGAAATATGTGTTTGGTGAATTTATGTATGGCAATCATAATTTTATTAGATGCGAATGGACGGGATTAGTAGATCAAGATCTTAATCCAATTTATGAAGATGATATTATACATGTAGTCGAGACAGATAGAGAAGATTACTATGCTATTGCTAGACATGACTACAAGTCTTACAGAGTATTTGACACCTATCCAGTAAGACAACCTTACTCTTCTCTAGGATTGGCATGGATCACAGCATCTATAGTCAAGTCAGTAAAAGTAGTAGGAAATATCAGAGAAGAGAAATACAAAAAGTACAGGGATATGATATGAAACAATACTATGGTTATGCCTTCGCAGGATTTAACAAAATTGGTGGAACACTAGGAAGTATCACATCTTGCGAAGTAGTACACATTGAACTCTCGGAGGAAGATGCAAAAAATAGAGCAGTCAGACAAAAAAGTCTGATTGCTACTATCGATAAACTATGGAATGAAAGGAATCTAAATGGAAGAAATTATAAGTAAATTCGTAGATCTCAAACCGACTCACAGATATTACTGTGACAATTGCCAGGACACGGGTAAGATTGAAACTTTGGTCTACACTGGTAAAGATATTGGCTATCTTACTCATGGACAAGTGATTGTATCATATGATAGATTTGCTCGCATCTGTTGGAACTATCACAGATCATTGTATCCAAGTTTACCAGAGTATAACAAGTTTTTAATGTCTAATAAAGAAGCTATTGAAACGTATTGCAAGTCGGCAGAGAAATACAATCCATCGGCACACTATGACATACAAAGCCTTGATCCATGTAAATGTAGTCGGGGAAATTGGACAAAGGAGAAACGCAAATATGATTGATTTGAAATTCAAACTATTCGATTGGATCATCTGGATTAAGCCAGTAGATAGATTGCTATTTAGCGAACGACATGAGATTTCTTGCAAGGTCTATGTTTTTTGGAACATGGCTATTGTGATTAGAAGAGTTATAAGATGAGCATATCACAGATAGAAAGTGAATTAATAACTTTGATCACAGTCGAGGCATACCTAGAGCGATCCTTGAAAAGTATACTGAGCAAAAAAGAAAAGGATCAGCTAAAACAAACTAGACGATCACTCAATGAGACAAGGAAAACTTTACTTGAATTGTTGGAGATCTATAAATCAGAAGAGCAAAATAAAGCTTTACAAAATAACACGACATAACAAACTAGCACTAAGCCCGATGCGCCCACATCGGGTAGATCTTTGGGCGAAGATCACATAGGCAACCTTCCTCATAATATCTACCCCATCGGGACTCAATTTAAGGAGTCCATGCAATGGAACATTTACAACTAACAATAACCAACGGTCAACAAACAATTAGCTCTCTACAATTAGTAGAGTATATCAACCAACACAGACGAGAAGAAGCCGACAATGGTGGAAAAAATTATATAGAGCTACTTCATAAAAATGTTTTAGCTAAAATAATCGAAGTTTTAGGCGAAAATACAGCGGCTAAATTTTTAGCCACTGATAATTACACAGGAAATAACGGTGCAAAGCTAGAAAGAAAGATTTATAACTTGCCAGAAAGAGAAGCTTGTCTAATGGCTATGTCTTATTCTTATTCTTTGCAAGCTAAAGTTTATGATGCTTTTCAGACTGCTAAGGTTAAATTAGCTCAAGTATCTAATCTAGATGCTAGACTTGATAGACTTATAGAATTAATGATCCAAAGTAATTCTAATTTAACTGCATTAGTCAATAACTTAGCAATCAAGCATGAACCAAAAACCGAAACACCTAAATACTTTCAACCTTCATTCTCAGACAATTCCAACGAAGACATTCATCTTTACCATAGGATTACTATCTATGGAAAGAAGTTCAGACCAGATCTGGATCAATCTCAGATTAGAGACAGAGCGAAAGAAATAGGGATGATGGCAAGTAGACTTTCTAAAGAGAGAAATATCCAGATCATCAAGGAAGACAATTTGGATGGAAGATTTCAGAATAAGATTTCTTACTATCATCAAAATGTATTGAAAGAAGTATTTGATTTAATATTTTAGAACAAAACCGAGTAGGTACAGAGCCTACTCGGAAAACTTGAACAAAAGGATAAGACATGAATAACACACCAATTGAAAAGAGCAAGCAAAAAAACGGAGAGTTTATACCAAACTTTACCCAGTATCCGAACGAGATCCTTGACAACTGGATGCCACATTTATCAGGAAACCAAACCAAGATTATCAATGTGTTTGTCCGTCAGATTTATGGCTATCATAAAGACTACGATAGGATCTCTATCAGACAGATCTCTCAGAAGACGGGAATATCTATATCTAAAGTCTTTAAAGATGTGAAAAGTTTGATCTCAATTGGATGCATTAAGATACTCAAAAAAGGAGATAAAAACAATTCTCACCTTTATCAAATCCTAAATATTACTGAAGAGTTACCCCAGAGGGAACACTCTAGAAGAAATAAAGGTGTTACCCCAGAGGGAACAGGGTGTTACCCTATAGGTAACTCAGGTGTTACCCCAGAGGTAACTGAAGAGTTACCCCAGAGGGAACAACAAAAGAAAGAAATAAAAGAAATAAAATGTGAAATAAAGGAAACGATTTCAAATCACAGAGAACAGAGAACAGATTTAGCTCACACATACATGATGGAGCCTTATTCAGTTGAGAAGCTACTGGACAAATCCTACAACTTCCTACAATACGCAGGATTTGGATTTACCAAGAACCCTAGGCATATCCTAGATAGGATCTACAAAATGCTTCCAGCCGATTATCAGGTAAAGGAGGATGCCAAAGATCCCGAGATCATTAAACAAGCTATAGAGAAGTTTGAGAGTGGTTCTGGAGGGGATAGGGACGCCATCTCAAAGAAGTTATTTCAGGGAGTGGAAGCAATGGCTAAATTGTACATGATCAAAAAATACGGAGAGGAATTTAGGGATGTTCTCTATCCTAAGATCTTAAACGATAACTTGATCCTTTACCTGAATTGCAACCCTACGTTAAAGTACTGTTTGCAGGGATTCTCGAACGATATAGATGGAGTCTACTCAGAGATCATTCGAATTATCAAAAAAAGACAGGAACAAGAAGAGAGAGACAGGATCAAGGAAGAGCAAAGATACCTTGAAAGGGAGAGGATCAAAGCAGAAGCACAGTCCAGACCACACTACTCAGATGAGGACATTCATGCAATGGGATTGAGGACGGTTCCAGAACTCTTACAGGCTATGCAGGACAAAGGAAGTAATATTGATGCACTCGACAAAAAATATCAAGCTACAGACCAGACGATAACCGATATAGAGAGGGAGAGATTAGGAGAGCTATTGAGGATTAAGATGACCAATGGGAATTTGGATTTGTCAGAGGAGAATGAATATTTGGTATTGAATAGGAAGATGAAGGGCAATGGATAATTCAGTCGAACTAATTGGAATCTATGGAGACGATGAACTTATAGCATGTAGTGCATGGACAAGCACATCCAGAGATAAATATTATAAATCAGGGGTATATGGAATATTTAATAAATTAAATAATAAGATATATATTGGATCATCAATTAATATTTATAAAAGAATAAATACTCATTTAAGACAATTAAAAAATGGGAATCATATTAATGAATATTTATTATCATCATATAATAAATATTCAATTAAATCTTTTTATGTAATAATATTAGAATTTTGCAAAGTAGAAAGTTTATTAGAGAGAGAAAATTATTATATGATAAAATATAATAGTTATGATAGAAATAAAGGATATAATCAAACTATGTCATCATATTCTCCTATCGGTTATAAACACTCGGAATTAAATAAATTAAAAATGAGATATATTAAGCTAGGAAAAAAATTATCAAAAAATCATATAAATAAAATAATTAATTCTAGAAAAGGGTATAAACATTCAGATAAAACTAAAGAAAAAATATCAATAGCAAATTCAGGTATAAATAATGGTATGTATGGAAAAATAGAAAATCAAGAGCATAAAACAAATAGAATGAAAAATTTTATAAAAGCACCAAAATGGAATATTGGAAAAAATAAATTTAATGATAATAAAATGAAATTAATATCAGAAAAATTAATTGGAAGAAAAGTTTATAATTCAATAAAATGTAAACTTACAAATAAATTAACTGGTAAAGTATTTACTGCAAATTCATTAATTGAATTATCAAAAATAAATAATGAAATATCTTTACCTACAATAAATAGATTAAAAAATAATCAATGTGGGAATAAGATAAATAATAAATATAAACTAGAGATACTAAATGAAAGCTGAGTTATTAAATATATTTGGTGATGATCTTATGATTGTCAATGCTGCACGTGTTTCTTATGGTAAGACAAAATCAGAATTGGATGAAAAGGATATTAAACTTTTAAAATATTTAAGAAATCATAAACATACTTCTCCATTCAGACACCCACAATTACAATTTAGATTGCATGTTCCTATATTTGTAGAAAGACAACTTTTTAAACATCAAGTAGGTTTGAATGCAAATTCTATAAGCGGTAGATATGTAGATTTTAGCGACAGTTATTATTATCCAGATAAATGGAGATTGCAAAGTAAAGATTCTAAACAAGGTAGTAGTCTGGATTTATTCCCAGATAATAGCACTATTGAGTTTAATCAATATTATGAATCTTTTATAGATGATTGCAAAAGATTTTATAAAAATATGATTGAAAATGGAATAGCAAAAGAAATGGCAAGAATGATTCTTCCACTAAGTTTATATACTACTTTTATATGGACGGGTTCATTACAAGCTTATTTACATTTGTTTGAATTAAGATTAAAACCAGACGCACAAAAAGAGACAAATGAGATAGCAAGTCAGATGTTAGAACTTGTAAGACAGACTGGAAAATTTAATCATACTTTAAATGCCTGGGGATACGATAGGATAGTAGACAATGGGGACATGATATGAAATGGGGAAAAGATTATTTAACCAAAGCGGAAATCCTAGAAAAATATCAGATTAAGAAACACCTTTACCAAACTTTAGTAAATAGCGGAAAATTAATTAGAGTAAATTTAGATCGTAAAACAAATTATCATCCGATAGATAATGTAGAAGAAGTTATGAAAGAAGTTGAGGAGAGAAAAAAGATGAGAGTAAAGAATTGGAAGAATGGGTATAGGTCATGCTGAAGGAAATATTGTTTATGATACTTGCGATTGTTTTTACAATGGTATTTGGAATTTATACAATTAAACTAGCAATCAGAAATCATAATGGAACTCATAAGATTGAGAGAACAGTTGAACAGATTGATCCTGATTACGATAGGAAATACCCAAAGAGGAATTGATATGAAGACTGGATCTATTATTGAGTTGATATTATTTGGAGTTATCTCTTTTGCTTTTGGCTATATATCTGGAATGATGCCTATTTTGGATGGTATCACATTTGGGGCTACTTATGGATTGTTATTATTTTTATTTATTTTTCATGACCATAAAAAAAATAATAGACTTAATTAAAATGATAAATACTATTATCTTACTAATAAAACAAGGAGATAGAAACTATTTATTATGTCTAAATAGGGATGGTTGCTCATCCCTATTAATTAAATAAAATGAAAGAATTATTAAAAATATATCAATATGCAAGAAAAAGATTCTTACAATCAGAATTAAATAAATTAACTGATATTGAAAAAGACAGAGAAATATGTTATATGATAGCATTTATTACAATAGAAGGAAAGTCAAGAAATTATACAATATTTAAGGATGCTATCGTACAGGCACAAAAAGATAATGAAATTATAAAAGCAATGAAGGATGAAATCAATGAATAAAGATTTAAAAAAAGCAATAGAATTATATAGTCAAGCTAGAGATATATTAGATAATATTTTAGATCAGAAATTTATTCAAAATAATATGTACTACTACCAAAAAAAAGGCATAGGAAGCAATACGCTTCAAAAGTTAAAAAACCAAAGAGAGCATATGCAGATTACTACTTTGATAAATATTATTGAAAAAATGGATAAAATAGAAAATGAATAATCAAAATAAAACAAGTTATAAATTTAATCCTGAATTCCAGTCAGCACTATTTGACTTCATGGGAACCGTAGATAATGTCTATGAATCGTTAGATTTAAAATTGTCAGACAGAGAGAAAACCAAACTAGAAGAGATCCGGAATAGAAATGCCAAGCAATAATATAAGAAGTAACATTGCTAAAATTAAGAGATCCGAGAACTCAAGTCAGAAAATGAAATACGAGGAACCGTTTAAGAAATTTCTCATAATCAATAATATAGATTTTATCCAGGAGTTTTGTCCTATACCGAACAGAAAATTCAGAGCAGATTTCTATCTGAAAAAATACAATGTTCTTATAGAGATAGAAGGAGGGATTTGGAATCAAGGAAGGCATACAAGAGGATTTGGATACGCAAACGATGTCAGAAAATACAATGACTATATCCTAGCAGGTTATAAGCTTATACGTTTTACGTCAGATGACTTTATGGCTATTACTAAATACGATTACTACATTAAAGATTATATTAAAACAACTATCGAGAAAATTACAGGAGAGACAATTGCAAATAGGACATTATAAGGACGAGAAGATAATACTCTATGTTCCGACGCATCCAGTAGCAGAATTGGAAGTAAGAGAGAATACCCAAAGAAATCAGGATGCACAGCCAGACTTGAAACTGTACTACAGGGAATTAGAAGTCGGTGCTTTGTGGAATAAACAATCACAGAAAGGACATTCATACGCAACGGGACATTTTTATATATATGATAGAAAGATACAGATAGTGATATTTAAAACTCAAAACGGGGGAGTGGTTAGGATAGCAGACAAAGTAGATAAGAAAGAACCTGCAAAGCCTTTTGGGGTTTACTCAGAGGAGAGTGAGTTTTGACTCCTTTGGAATGGCTTAGGATAGTTGAAATATTTACTGAGGATAAGGAACTCTATAAGTATTGTGATCCTGATTTTGTCATAGATGGGGACAAGGTTAGTGTTAAGATCGTAAAACGTATTCAGAATACTTTGAAGACTTATCCAGATTCCTATTGCGTGATTAGTGAGAAGGACAACTATTTCTTTGTGTTTCTTTTTGCTCATGGAGAATGGATCTTGTATTCTTTTGGAGTGCATCCTGATTTCAGGACACATGAAAACTTACAAAGATTTTGGGAACACTTAACAAGGGAACATGAGGAGTTTATCTGCTATCTATACGACAACAACACCAGGGCAATCAATTGGCTAAAAAAGATGGGAATGGTCGCAGAGTCTAAAGTGGTGGAGTCTGCTAAAAAGATAGCAGTAAAATTAAGATTGACAAAACAAGAAATAAGTCTAATATAAATTTATGGTTTGGTTTAGTTTAGCTTTAGTTATTATATCAACAGAATTTATTTTAGCAGTGCTCTATTATTTGAGGGAGATCCGAAAACCGATAGAGATTAACATAGACGTAAATAGTATTGAGGATCGGTTGAAGGCTTTGGAGGATCAAGTAAGCAATATTAGAGTGGCACAAGGCATGAGGAGAAGGGATGGATAATTGGAAAATAGGCGATAAATGTTTTTATATTTACGGTAATAATCCAAAAGAAGGTAGAATTAAAAATATTACTTTTTTCGGACAAAATGGAGAAAATGGTAAAATTGAATTATATAAATATAAAGTAACTGTAAATTATTGTTATGGTAGTTATAGCGTTGATACTGATGAACCAGAAGAAATATTTCCAACGAAAGAAGCACTTATGATGCACTTAGATGATTTAATAGAAAAGAGTATGCATAATTACAAAAGGTATGAAGAAGAATGGATAAGACAATAAATAAAGATAAAAATAATAAATTAATGGTACAAAATCATAATTTTATGATAAAAATTTATTTTGAAAATGAAGAACAATTACAAATTGCTTATAATGATTTAAGAGATATATATAATTGCGAAGTGGACAAGTAAATGGATAGGATTTTGAATAAACCTTTCAGACTGCCTTCTGGATCAGGAAAGAAGTTTGGTGTCTATGTGAAGAACAAGTCTACAGGTAAGATTGTTAAAGTCACTTTCGGAGATCCTAACCTTTCAATCAAGAGAGATGATCCAGAGAGGAAAGCTAGTTTTAGAGCTAGGCATAATTGCGAGGATGCGAAGGACAAGACGAGTCCGAAGTATTGGTCATGTCGCATGTGGTCGAGCAAGCCAGTGAGTAAGATAGTATAATGCTAGAAAACGAATTTCCATCTTTTATCCATACGATTAAATATAAGTTTACTTTTGATCCTAAAAGTACAAAAGAGAAAATTGAAAATATTGGATCTTATATTGAGGATATGCAGGAAGAGATAAATCATCATAGAAAATATTATGAACGTAGATTTGTAAAATATATGGATAAACCAAAATATAATTTTTGGAGTAGAAAGATGAATGATGGAGAATATTATAATCTTAGTAGATTATATTGGTTTGCAAATTCTTTTAAAACAACAAAGGTCATATATAAAAATTGGTGTAATAATATTATACAATTATGTGAGGATCTGAAGAATGAAAGTCACATCTAAAAAAGAAAATAATAAAGATGACAAAAGACTTAAAAACTTAGTTCCAATCAAAAAAGGAGAAGTCAGAAACCCAACAGGAAGACCAAAGTTACCTGAAGACATTCTCCAAATGAAGAGGGCATCAACCGAACAACTAATCAGTGCTTATCATAAATTTGCTTTTACTGAGATCAAAGAACTCAATAATGAAAAACCCAACAATCTAATCGAACAAGGTGTAAGACAGACAATTTCAAACTTTGCAAACACAGGAGAGATAGCAGATATAAGTAAACTTTGGGATAGGGTTCTAGGTAAACCTTTGGAGTCTATTGATATTACAAGCAAAGGTGAAAGTCTTACAAACGACAAGTTAACTCCTGAAGAGAGAAGAGCTATGATAGATAGACTTAGATCCGAGATGGGAAACAACAACGCTTGAATAATACAAGATACATTAATAATCTGATTGAGGATGGTTGGAAGAATGCAGACTTGTACTACAAACTTAAAGACCATCAAATAGATTTGTATAACCAGATCACAAAGGGAAATAATAAAAAGCACGTAGTCAACTGTTCTCGTAGATTTGGTAAGTCTTATACATTATGCCTTATTGCTATTGAGCATGCATTGAAAAGTAAAGTTCATGTAAGATTTGCAGCACCGACAAGTAAGCAATTGAAAGAGATCATACAACCTATTATGATTAAGATTCTTTCCGATTGCCCAGAAGAATTGAAACCAGATTTCAAAAGTCAGGATAATAAATATGTATTCCAAAATGGTAGTGAAATACATATTGCAGGATGCGACAATGGAAACGCAGAAAACCTTAGAGGGCATGAGTCAGACTTGAATTTAATAGACGAAGCAGGTTTTATAGATGATCTGGAATACGTTCTGAAAGACATTCTCATGCCTCAAACTTTGACCACTGGAGGGAGAACCATTGTAAGTAGTACACCTCCAAGGACACCTGCTCATTATTACAATAGACTTTGCACCGAAGCACAACTAGGAAGGTTCTATTCTCTCTTTACTATCTATGATAATACAAGTATAGACCAAGAGACGATTGAAGAATACTGCCAAGAAGCAGGGGGAGTCAACTCGACCACATGGAAAAGGGAGTATCTTTGCCAGTTCGTAGTAGATGAGCAGATTGTTGTAGTACCTGAATGGAATGAGAGTTACATAGGAGAACTAGAACTGGACGCATGGAGAATGTACTATCACAATTATACAGTCATGGACATAGGCGGACGACATAAAACGGCGGTTCTCTATGGCTATTATGACTTTCGAAAGAGTGCATTACAAATAGTAGATGAATCGGTCTTTACTGGACAGGATACTACAACAGATTTGATTGCAAAAACAATTCAATATAAGGAAGAAGTACTATTCGATGGAATGGTTGAACCGAAAAGGATAGCAGACAATAATAATGTGATTTTACTACAGGACATGTCACTCATGCATGGTGTTCACTTTGCCCCAACCAATAAGGATACTCTCATGGCAATGGTCAATGAGGTAAGAGTCTTTATCTCACAAGGAAGATTGCGAGTGTCGAGTATATGCAGGGAATTGATAGGATGTCTTACAAGTGCAATATGGAATAAACAGAGAACACAATTCGATATATCGGATCTATATGGTCACTTTGATGCATTGGCTGCATTGATATATATGATACGTAACTTGGATCAGTATTCCAATCCAGTGCCATTTACAGGAACTGCAACTCCTTATACGCATCATATTAATTATCAGCAAGAACAAACTGAAAGAAGCAATTATAAGAAATTATTTGGGAGAAGATAATGTATAAAATAGATGTTACTACAGGATATAAACAAAATAAAAGTATAGTATTTACTGATGATACTTTTATAAAAAATAAAATGAAAGATTTAAATATTGAATATGAACACTTAGAATATGAATCTATTATAGATGAAACTGATAAATGCATAATGGCATACGATAAGTTATTAATATTTAGGCATTGTGGGAAAAGAAATGATACAGGATGGATAATGTATAAATATAATAACCTAAAAGACATGAAGTCAGATTGGGAAAAATTGCAATAAAATATATGAGAAAAGAATATCCATTGCATGAATCACGTAGAATAGAAAACGGATGGGACATTGATCTTATGTGGTGTCCATCTCAGATTTATAAAACATTTACGGTTAATGAAAAAGAATATAAAATCGATTTAAGATGGAGATTTGATGATCCTTGGGAGATACGTATTAATGGGGAATGGTTAGATATGCTAATAGTTAAAGAATACATAGCAGAAGAATATCAGGAATTGATGAATTTTATTGATAACAATATAGAGGAAATAATAAAAGAATATGAAGGTAAATAAATGTTAACTAAAACAAAATTAGAAAGTGGGGCAACTTACTACGCCAATCTGCCAGTAGACGAGATAGGTGGAGAGCTACAAAAGAAAGTGGATGATTACTATCAATATGTAAGACTCAATGGGATGTTGGATCTTTGGCGAAAGTCTTACAGGCAATACTTCAGAGCAGGTTTTCACTTAGGGGACACAGTCAGAGGTGGGGAGTCTGGAGAGTATTCATTTTTGTATGTCAACCACTTTAGATCCATCTTACAAGCTATCCTATCTATCACAGTATCACAGAGACCAACATTCGATGCAAGAGCAGTCAACAATGATTACTCTAGTCAAGCACAAACCAAACTTGCACAAGGTCTCTTGGATTACTACATGAGAGAAAAACGACTGGAACGGTATGTCGCAGATGCAGTCGAGTTTGCTATCTGGAGTGGTGAAGGATACTTGGCTTTGAATTGGGATGTGGCACTTGGAAGAGAATATGGTGTAGGACAAAACAATGAGCCAGTGCGAGAGGGAGACATTAAATTTACTTCCTGTTCTGGAATTGATATTATACGACATCCGTATCTCAGAAAGTTTGAAGATAGAAATTGGCTTATTGTAAGAGAGTTCGTAAACAAATATGAGTTAGCAAAGAAGTATCCAGACTTTGCAGACGACATTATTAATTCTGAAATGTTTAGTCAAAATCTTAAGAATGACTTTCTAGACTTTTACAAAATCACAGACTCGGATCTAATCCCATTCTATAGATTCTATCATGACAAAACACAGTCAGTTCCCAATGGTAGATACTCAGAGTTTATCGAAGGTGGAACAGTGATCTTTGACAGTGATCTTCCTTATCCTGAGATACCAGTCTATGCACTTCACCCTGGTTCAATATATGCGAGTCCTTTTGGGTATACAGTTTCTTTTGATATGCTTCCTATTCAGAGAGCTATAGACGGTCTTGCATCTACAATTCAAACTAATCAAGAAGCTTTTGGAGTGCAAAATGTCCTAGTCCCAAAAGGATCAAATCTTGATGTCGAAGAATTAGTGGGAGGATTAAACATAGTTCAGTATGATGCAAAAATGGGAAAGCCTGAACCAATGAACTTGACTGCAACTCCTGTAGAGATATTCAACCGATACAAGGAATTAATCAATGAGATGGAATCTATCTCAGGAATCAATTCTGTAGTACGAGGAAATCCAGAGGCAAGTCTTAAGAGTGGAGCAGCCTTGGCATTGGTCGCATCACAAGCAATTCAGTTTCTACAATTGACTCAACAGAGATACGTGCAACTATTGGAAGACTCAGGAACTGCTATCATCAATATGCTCAAGAGCTATGCAGCAGTTCCAAGAGTAGCAACAATTGTCGGAAAGATGAATACCCCGTACATGAAGGAATTCAAAGGGAGTGATCTCGAGAATGTCCAGAGAGTCATTGTTGACATGGGAAATCCTTTGAGTAAGACCACGGCAGGTAAGATCCAAATTGCAGATACTTTATTGCAATACGGTTTTATCAAGAACAGTGACATGTATTTCTCAGTATTACAAAACGGACGATTAGACTCAATCCTTGATCCGGTGCAAAGACAATTGATGCTAATAGCACAGGAGAATGAGCAAATGTCCGATGGTATTGATCCTCCTGTTCTTGTGACCGATAATCATCCTATGCACATTCAAGAACACAAGCAATTATTAGATAGTCCAGAAGCTAGAAACAATGTGGAATTGGTATCTATTGTCTTACAGCACATGCAAACACATATACAACAATTACAGACAGGAGATCCTAATTTATTTGCTATTCTTGGCATTCAATCTCTTCCTCCTGCAACTCCTCCACAGGGTCAACCATCAATAGGACAAGTGACACAGGGAGCAAGCACAAACCCATTGGAACAGGCAACAGGAGCTTTACCAAACTTACCAACCAATCCGATGACAGGAGAACAATACCAAACACCAAGCGGAGCTAGTGCAGTACCAATTTAATAGGAGAATAATATGGAAGAGACAATAGAATCAAGTGAAATAGAAACAAGTTCAGAGCCAATTGAGTTGACAGAAGAAATCGTAGCACAAGAACCAATTGCAATACCTAAACTCAGAGAAGCAAAAGTAGATGTCGATGGTCATGTATTGCAAATCAATGAAAAGCAATTGAAAGCACTTTGGGGATTGCCAGACAATGAGGATCTTTCCGACAAGGAATTCAAATCTTTGGTCTCAGCATACAAAGCCCAGAAAACAGCAGACCAAAGAAGTTTACATGCATCCAAACAAGAAAAGTTAGTAAAAGAGATTGCAGAGTTAATCCAGAAAAATCCTTTCGAGCTATTGCAAAGAGCAGGCTATGATCCTAGAGAATTAGCAGAACAGTATCTTGCACAAGCAATTGAAGAAGACATGTTGCCTGAAAGTGAGAAAGAACTGAAGAGAGTAAGACTGGAAAGGGATGAACTGGAAAGGCAATACAGAGAGGAGATGACACGGAGAGAACAGGAGCAAGTAGATCAAGCACTTGTTCAGGCTCAACAGGAAATTACTTCTCAGATCATTGAGTCGCTAGAATCTAGCACTCTTCCTAAGTCAGCAGACGTAGTAAGACGAATTGCAAACTATATGCTCATAGCAGAACAGAGAGGATTGGCAATTCATCCAAAACAGGTCATTCCTTTAGTGGAAGAGGATTTTAAAAATTTGAATTCTCAGATCTTAAAGTCTATGGATTCTACCAATCGGATCAATTATATTGGCGAAGATCTTCTTAAACAAATCAGACAAGAAGATCTTGCCAGACTAAAAAAACCTACTAGCAATTCTGTTCAAGCACAACCAAGATCATCTAGGGAAACTACTAAGAAGATCACTAAGGATGAGTGGAGAAAGCAGTTGGCGGAAAGAATTAAATCATAGTTTGGTGTTTGTGGGTAGCAATACCCATTTTTTTAAAAATAGCTTGACAACTTTTTTATTGTGGCTATAAAAGTATCAATGGTCTCATTAGATCTCCTATAAGCGAAAAACTTATCTGCAATAATACAACAAGGGTCAACCTGATTCGATATACCGAGACAAGCAAAGTCTTAATAAAATTGCATTATTAAATTTATCGAGGTATTCGAATGAGTGCAAACACACTAGCCACACTGAATGGCTTTTACAAACAAATCTACGGTGACTCCTTAATCAATCTAATCCCAGAGTCTGCAAAATTTATTAAAGAAGTTCCATTTGAAAGAAGGAAAAAACTTGGTGATCATTACAATGTGCCAGTGGTTCTCCAAGCAGAACAAGGCTTTACTTATAACGATGGAGATGGAACAGCCTTCGCATTAAATGGTGCATTGGCAATGGGAACCAAAAATGCTCAAGTTCGTGGAGCGGAAAAAGTTCTACAATCTCAAATTTCCTACAAAGCAGCAGCAGCGGCAACTTCTAATAAAGAAGCTTTCGCAGATGCTACTTCCACTCTTTTTGAAAACATGGTCGAGTCCATGAGCAATAGATTAGAGTTAAGTTCTTTCTATGGTGGAGCATCTTTGGGAACAGGTTCCGGATCTCCAAATAACTCTATCGGAACTGCAACTTTTGGAAGAGCTACAACTGTAATAACAGTTACTACTTCTGCTAATCATGGTTTAATTGTCGGAGATACAGTAAGTTTTACAGATGATTCTGCATCTAGTGCAGCGTCTACAGGTGTAATTGCTACTCAAGCAAGTGCTACAACTTTTACAATTCCAGATACGACAAGTGGAACATTAGCAGCTCCTAAAGCTTGTACTATTGGTCCATTTGTAAAGAGATCATCTACAACTGCTTGGTATTATGTAAACAAAGCAGAATGGTCTACAGGTTTGTGGGCAGGAAAAGTGGGAGCTGAATTGCAGTTTTACAAAGATGACAATTCAACTTTGATTTCTTCATCAACCGATTCTGTTTTTACTATTTCTTCCATTGATCCAGTTTATAAAAGAATTGGTCTTACAGGAACTGCAACAGGCGTAACTGCATTGATGGCAGTAACACAAGCAGATTTTAACGGTGGAATTTATGTATATTTCAACGGGACCAAGGGAAAAGATTTTCTAGGTATTGATAAAATCATCACTACTTCAGGATCTCTCTTTGGTATAACAAACACAACATATACTTTATTCAAGGGTAACGAATATACTGCTAGTGGTGCTTTGTCTTTAAGTCAGATCATTGCAGCAACTGAAAACGCAGTCGCTCAAGGTTTGATGGAAGATGTATGTGCATATGTTCCAATCAGTGCTTGGAATACATTAGCAGCAACCGAAGCAGGTTTGAGAAGATACGATTCTTCCTACAAGAACAGTATTGCAGAAAATGGAATTCAGAAACTTGCATTCTACGGAGCAAATGGAAAGATCGAAATCGAACCACACCCAATCGTGAAAGCAGGGGAAGTATTTATTATTCCTAAGAAGCAATTCATCCGAGTAGGAGCAACAGACGTAACTTTCCAAACACCTGGAATGGATGCAACTGAGATCTTCCTGCAATTGCCAAGCAATGCAGGATATGAAGTAAGAGCATACGCAGACCAAGCTTTACTTTGTATGGCACCTGCTAAATGTACAAAAGTTACTGGATTTACAGTAGCGTAAGACAACAACTGAGAGGAGGAAACTCCTCTCTTTGCAATACTACAAGGAGAATAGAATGTACGGTAAAAAATCAGGCTCTAAGATGCCCATTAAAAAACCAGTATCCAAAAAGAAAGGAAAGTAGATGCCACAAACAGTAAATATAAATGGAGTAGCAATATCATACCCAATAATTGGTGATACTGAATGGGGTGTAGAGGCTACTAAATTTGCTGAATTAGTTGGGGTTGTTTTACAAAAAATAGGACAGGGAAATCAATCAACAACTAATAATATTGTAATAGGGTCAATAAGTAGCCCAGGCAATCTAACAGTAGCTTCTGGGGATCTTTCCGTTAGTGGCAATACTGCTCTTACGGGGAATCTAACAGCCAATGGAAATACTACTTTAGGAAATGCAACAAGTGACACAATAGCAGTTACTGGAATACTAAATGTAGACTCAGGAACTTTATATGTCAACCCTACTGATAACAGAGTGGGAATTAATGATTCTAGCCCATCTGAAGCATTAGATGTTGTTGGAAATGCTTTAGTCAGTGGAACTCTTGGAGTAACTGGAGCTATAACTGGAGCATCTGCAACACTAACAGATTTGACTGTAGATACTAATTTAATTAAAACTAATTCTACAAGTAATTTTGTTGGTATTAATACTACAAGTCCGACTGTTGCATTGGATGTAACTGGAGATATAAAGCAATCTGGAGTTTTATTAAATTCAGATGGAACTGTATCTGCTCCAAGTATTTCATTTACTAATGATGCTAACACTGGTTTATATCGTATTGGATCTGATAAAATTGGCATTGCAACTAATGGAGCAAGAGTCGGAGAAATTGGTGTAGATTATGGTGGTTTTACTGGAAATATTATTCAGGTAGTTTCTGCAACAACAACAAATTCAACAGCAAATTCAACAAATACTTATGCTGATATTTCTGGATTGACTGCATCAATTACGCCTAAATATAATACATCAAAAATATTAGTATTAGTAACAACATTAATTGGACTAGATGCAACAGTATCATCAAGTGGAAGATTATATGCAATAAATTTACTTAGGGGCGCTACTCAAATTGCAATATATGATAATCAAACAATAAGTGTTAATGCATCAGGTACTGGTGGGTATACTTTTGTTTGTGCATTTTCTTATTTAGATAGTCCTGCTACTACTTCTTCAACTACGTATAAATTGCAAATTAAAAATAACAATACCCAAAGAGTCACAGCAGGTTTAGGATCAAGCACATCATCAATTATTTTATTAGAGGTGCAACAATAATGAATATTTATATTGATGCATTAGAAAAATTAGTACCAAACGCTAAGTTTGTATGGATTAATTATGATTGGGATGGATTGGAATGGTATGATACAAGACCAAAACCTAAAAAAGAAGATTGGGAAATAGAAAAAGAAAAAATTATAAAATATCAACCAAAACAAAATTGTAAAGATTTAGCTAAACAACTAATTTCTGCTTGTGATTGGTCAGTATTGCCAGATGTCAACTTGCAAAATAAATCAGATTTTGAAAACTATCGTTCTATACTAAGAAATCTTATTCTAAATCCAATAGAAGATCCTATCTTTCCTATGGAACCAACACCAATATGGAGTAATTGAAATGGAACAAAAAAAAGGTTTGTATGACAATATACATGCAAAGAGAAAACGTATAGAAGCAGGTTCAGGGGAAAGAATGAGATCAGCTAAGAATCCAAATTCTCCTAGTGCCAAAGACTTTAAACAAGCAGCCAAGACAGTTATTAAGAAAAAAAAGTAGGAGATTAAAATGCCTGGAATAATGAAGCAAGCTAAACTTAAAGCAATCATGGATATTATATCACAGATGGACGATCTTGAGATGGATCGTATGATGCCAAAAGAGATGGAACAAGAAAAAATGTATGACATGGAAGAGAAACCAGTCAAGAAAGGCATTACAATAATGAAGCTAGAATCTTCTAAAAAGCCTGAAATAGAAGAAGAGGGAGAAGGCGAAGAGATGGAAGAAGAAGACGATGAGGAAATTGATCCTCTTTCTTCGCTTGCCAGACTTAAAGAGAGATTGAAAAAAGGTAGAATGTAATTAAATGGATTTTACGTCTACAGGTCTGATTGCACAGATTAAAAGACGTGCATTAATTCCAACTTCTCAGAATTTATTTAGCAATTCAGATTTTATTGATATGCTAAATGAAGAATTACAAAATAGAATCGTGACATACATAATGTCCGTTAGAGAAGATTATCTCCTGAAATACAATGATATATTACAAGATGGATCTACTAAGGAATTTACTATTCCTTACAATGCCATAGGAAATAAATTAAATTCAGTATCATTATACGACAATAGAGATCCAAATAGTTTTAACATTAGCCATGTTCCAAGACTTGCACTTTCTCAAATCAATGAGATGGCAGGATACTACCTAGAGGGAAACAAAATTAAAGTTACCCCACAGGCTTTTAACAGTGGGTATTTAAGAGTGTACTACTACAGAAGACCATCGGACATAGTTCCATTGACATCGGTTGGTCTAATTAGTTCTATTGTCGCCAATACTTCTATCACTTGTGCATCTCTTCCTAATACAATCACGACAGGGACAGAGATTGACATAGTAAGTAATGATTCACCATTCCAGACGATCAAGTCAGTCACAGCAGGGACAGTGGCAGGTAGTGTAATTAATCTTTCAAATACTAGCGACATAGAGACTGGATTCTACGTATGCCTTAGAGATCAATCTCCTTATGCACAAATAGTTCAAGACGTGATTCCTTTATTGATACAAGCAGTAGTAGTGCGTATTATGGAGTACATGGGCGATAATAATGGACTACAGGCATCATTATTGACTTATGCACAGATGGAAAGTGACAATAGAAATCTTATCTCTCCTCGTGTAGATGGACAACCTAAAAAAATAGTATCATCAAAGAGACTGCAAAGGCATCTAGTATGGTGACTCTATGCAAGTTTTAAATCTTAAAATAGCAGGGCTCTTTACCAATCCTAACCAGTTTTCTGAAATACCAGAAGGAGCATTGATCCAAGCAGACAATATCCAAATTGACAAAGGATCAGTAGCAGAACCAAGAAGAGGACAAGCAAAATACGGTCAAATGCCATCTTCTTATACTGGAGTTATTGATGCACTCTTTGAATATAATGATAGACTTCTTTCTAGTTATAATAATAAAATTGCGTATGACAATGGTAGTGGAACATTTACAGCTTATACAAATTCATATTCCGCACAATCTGGATATAGAATTAAGTCAACCAAAGCCAATAAGAATTTCTATTTTACTACTACTCAGAATATTAAGAAAATCTCAGTCTTAACAGACGAACCAATCTCGGCAGGTGTACCTAGGGCATTGGATGCAAGTCTTTCTGTAGTAGCAGGAAGTTTTCTTCCTAACAATAAATCAGTATGTTATCGATTCCTATGGGGTTACAGGGATGCCAATGATAATTTACTTTTAGGGGCTCCAAGTGGAAGAGCAGTAATAGTCCATGATTCAGGCGGAACAAAAGACGTTAGTGTTATATTATATATTCCAGATCCTGTACTAGAAGGATACTTTTTCCAAGCTTATAGATCTGCAATTGTAGACAAGACAATAGAACCGTCGGACGATTTACAATTAGTTTATGAAGGAGTAGCAACATCTACAGACATTACTAATGGCTACGTAACTTTTACAGATATAACTCCAGACGATTTAAGAGGAGCTGCCTTATATACAAACCCAACACAGGAAGGAATCTTGCAGGCTAATGATGAGCCTCCTTGTGCTATTGATATTTGTACTTTTAAGAATATGACTTTCTATGGGAATACAAAAGGAAAGCAAAATATATTTATTACACTCATAGCAGTATCATCAACTCCATCTTCTCCTAGTACTACAAAATTAGTATATGACGATACGATAACTATCAATGGAATTACATATACAGCTAAGGCAACAGAGAATTCAGGTAGTGGTCACTTTGCAATACCAAGCACTGGAACCGATGCAAGCAGAATAGCAGACACGGCAAAGAGTCTTGTTAAGATTATCAATCTTAGGCAGGCAAATGTGAGTGCTTATTATATTTCTAATTTTGGAGATTTGCCAGGTAAAATACAAATTATAGCAAATGATTATTCTTTGCCACAATTTGCAGTGGTATCATCCAAGGCTCAATGTTGGAATCCTGTTTTACAATCAAGTGGAACAGACAATTCATCTACTAATGACGTAAATCCAAATAGAATATATTTCAGTAAGACACAGCAACCCGAAGCAGTTCCAATACTTAATTATCTTGATGCAGGAGTTGCAACAGATCCTATATTTAGAATCATTCCCTTGAGGGATTCTGTTTTTGTTTTGAAGGGAGCAGCAATTTTTAGAATAATAGGCGAAGATCCTACTTCTCTTAGGATCTCTTTATTTGATAATACTGTTTCCCTTATTGCTACAGAGTCAGCAGTTGAAATGAATAATCAAATTTATTGCTATACAGATCAAGGGATGTGTGCAGTTAGTGACAATGGAATACAAATCATATCCAGACAGATAGAAGATCAAATCCAACAAGCAGAAATATTAACCAATTTTCAAACTCTCTCTTTCGGTGTGAGTTATGAAGTAGACAGGAAATATATATTCTATTGCAAGAAAATAGAGACCGATACTTATCCGACTCATGCCTATGTTTTTAATTTCTTCACCAACGCATGGACTAAATATATTAATAATCGTTCATGTGGTATCACATTTGATAATAGACTGTACATGGGTGGAGTAGATGGATATATCTATAAAGAGAGAAAACAATTAAACTCTTCAGACTATGTAGATGATGTTTACAGTGTAACTATTAATAGTATCTCAGGAAATGTCATAACCTTGGCAAGTGCTTCTAATGTAACAGTAAATATGGTATTATCTAAAGGCAATATATACTCAGTTATCACTGCTAAAAATGGAAACAATATCACAGTAGAATCAGGCGTAGGATTTACTGCAGGGGCAGCATTTGTTTATGAGGCTATCGAGTCTATAATTCAATGGTCTCAAAACAGTATTCAGAACCCAGGTATTTTAAAACATTTTAGAGAAGTGACAATGCTGTTTAGGACAGCAGACTTTAGCTCCATTGAACTTGGATTTTCATCAAACTTTGATCCTAACCCAGAGTATACCGAGGTCTCTCCTTTGAGATCCGATCAATGGGGGTCTTTCCCTTGGGGGACCATACCATGGGGTTTTGGTTCTGGTTTGGCTTATCCTATAAGAACGTATGTCCCATTGCTGAAAAGGCGTGCTTCATGGATATTTTTTAAGGTCAGATCCAAAAAAGCACAATCCTATTTTGCAATACAAGGTCTTAGTGTTCAATACGAAAACATGTCCGAGAGGTTCAAATAAATGGCATCCCTTCCAACACTCACAAGAATCCAAAAAGAGGATCTTGGCAAGGATGCTCCTGAATGGATCAATGGCATACTCTCAGTCATGAACCAATTTATGGAAGAGATCTATCAATCTTACAATAGAAATCTTACCATACCAGAGAACGTATCCGGACAGATTAAGACATTGGATATAGCCACTACTAACAATTACACGAGCGGAAACTTTGCTGAAATAAGATTCTCTTCAGAGCTAAAAAGAAGAATGACCATCCTATTAATAGGTCAGGTAGTACAGAGTGATGATCCAACAGTAAAGTATGATTATTGTTTTCCTTCATGGGAAGACAATAACGGGACTATTGTAGTCAGATTTATTTCTGGACTAGCAGACAGTAAGAAATACAAAATAACATTTTTAGGAATATAATATGGCAATAATAAAACCAGAAGAAATAGATCAGAACGTAGCACAGGCTCCAACGCTAGGAAGACAGGTAGGGTCAATCTCTCAAGGTGGAGGGATGCAACCACAGAGAAGGAATGTATCCCAAAGAGGTAGTGGCTTTACCAATCTACAACAGTATGTCACAGCCAATGAGAATAATGCCAATCCAGAAATAGTAAGACAAAGAACAGCACAAGCAGGGACTGGATTACAACAAGCACAAACTGGATTTGAAAACGTAGCAACACAAGCCAGAGCAGGATTACAAGGCATTCAGGGAGTCAATACTTTCGTTGGAAATGTTCTAAGAGACCCAACAGCAGCAGCATCAAACCAAGCTAATTTACAAAGATTCCAAGCACTCAGAACTGGAACAGAAAGAATTGCCAATCCAACAGATGTATATCAACCATTCGCACAAGCACAAGCAGGATTTGGATCGCAAAGAGAACAATTAGCAAGTGGTCTTAGAGCAGACACAACTGGATCAGGATTGCAGGATTATATAAGATCACAAAGGGCAAATCCATCACTTGCAACACAGGGAGAGAATGTTTTAGATAGATTTCTAACAGAGTCAACAACAGCAGGTAAGACAGCACTCCAGCAAGCACAAGAAAGAGCAGGTCAAATACAGGCTACTCAAATCCCAGGCATTTCAGGAGAAGTCGAGGCACTAAGGCAACAAGTTGAACCATTGCAATTTAGAACACAACAAGGAATACAAACTGGAATTAACCCATTAGCCAAAGAACAGGAAAATTTTTTAACAGGTCTTAATAATAATGTTTATTTAGCACGACAATTAGGAATAAATAATGTTGAAGAAGCACAGAAATTAAAAAATCAAGCAAATGAAATTTCACAAAACATTAATCAATTTGAACGTAATATTGATTCTGGACTTAAAGCATTGCAAGATTTAAGAAATCAAAGAGGAATGTATTTTGATCAAGATACTTCTAGTTCAGCTAATGAATTGCGAGAAAAAATAAAAGAAAGAGAAGCAGCCGTTAACAGAGATTTAGAAATTAGGGATTCTCAAAGAAAATTTTTTATAAATAATAAACCATTACTAGATAAGATAGATGCATACAACCAGAGAGCGATGAGATCAAGGCAAGAATTATTACAAGAATACGATCCTAATAGGCTTGCAAGAATAAATGCACTATCTCAATTATCAGGACAAAGTTTTCAAGACTTACTAAATAGAGGAATATAATATGCCAGTTACAACAGCAGCCATAATCGGAGGGTCAACATTAGCAGGTGGTCTACTAGGAAACGTCCTAGCAGGTCAGCAAGCACAAGCATTAGCAGGGTCTAATAGGCTACAACAATTGTCTGCATTGGCTCAATTGGCAAATCGTCCTCCTGAGATTGGAAATATAACATACCAACAATACGCAGCACCGATTGACTACGAACTCGCAGGCACTCTCAACCCTGAACAGTTACAAGAAACAGAGCTAAGAAACATCCTAAGAAACGAACAGGCACGACAAGCACAACTAGACGTTTTAGGAGAATACCAAGATCTTTCTCAAACTGGATTGACGGCAGTAGACAGGGCAGCTTTGACCGACATACAAAACCAGATTGCAACACAAGAAAGAGGACAAAGAGAAGCCATACTCCAAAATATGGCACAAAGAGGTTTGGCAGGATCAGGGACAGAATTGGCAGCTAATCTTCTAGCAGGGCAATCTGCAGCACAGAGAGCAAGTCAGATGGGTATGGATCAAGCAGCACAAGCACAGCAAGCACGATTGCAAGCACTTGGAAACGTAGCACGAATGGGTCAAGGGCTAGAAGAGACAGACTTCCAAAGAGCAGCACGAGAAGCGGAAGCTAGTGATGTAATTAATCAATTTAATACTAGAAACAAAATTGTTGCAGAAGCTGAAAACTTAGCCAATAAACAAGATGTTATGAATCTTACAACTCAACAAAGAAATAGACTTAGAGAAGCAAATACGGATCTTATTAACCGAGCATTGACAGAAAATGTAATCAATAAACCCAAAGCACAATATGGTCTACAGACCCAATACACTTCAGGAGTAGCAGGTGGTCTACAAGACGTAGCAGGGTCAAGAGAGAGACAGGCTACTAATAGATACAATACTCAATCTCAATTGCTGGGAGCAGGTCTGCAAACAGGTGGAACATTAGCAGGGGCTTATATGAATAAACCTGCAAGCGGAAAACGACCTACATCAAATAGTTTTCTTGATTCTTTAGAATATCCATCGACTACATAGGAGAATAGTATGCCAGTAAAGAAAGTTACATTAAGTAAGACAAGAAATCCATTATTTCCAAATACAGATAGAATGTTAAGTCGGAGTGCATATGACGAAATATTAAATGTAGATCCTATGTATTTTGGATTAGAAAATGCAAGAGGTGTAGAACAACAACGTCAAAATATTAAAAAAAATATTCCATTAGGATTAAGTACTGCACAACCTACTCCAAGACCATCAATGCCAATGAATATGCCTGTAATTGAAGAACCACAGCCAGAACAAGACAGCACAAACTTCCTCGGATCTCTTCTTGCTCAAGGTACTGCAATGTTGGGAGCAGGCATCCAAGGTGGGGACGTCGGGCAAGTAGGAAGATCATTCGAGGCAGGTAGACAGAGAGCAGAACAGGACAGGAAAGCAAAGGCTCTGGTTGATCCTAACAGTGCGGAGAGTAAACGTCGTAGAATGGTATTCGAGAAAGCACTAGGCTCTTCTATCCCAGAGGAGTACAGTGCTACTGATCTGAATGATCCTGTAGTATTGCAAAGTATACGAGATAAGAAGATGCAAGAAATGGCTCCAAAAGGTGGGATTGGAATTGGTGGTGTTCGTGGTGGTGTAGCACAGGTAAAGCCAGAGAAGGAAAGTAAAGAACAAAAAGATTTAGATGAATATACATCACAAGCTGAAGCTTTAAAAAGACAATTAGAAGACTATAGGAAGGTACTTAAGCAAATACCTGTATTAGGTGGAGCAGCAATAAAAGAAAAAGCTAAAACACTCGGAAAAGGTTTATTGCTTAAAATGAAAACTGTTGAAAAGACAGGATCATTAGATCAAGGATCTATCGATGTAATTGAAGGCATAATAGGAACACCAGACTATACTAGACCAGAGGTAGTAGATTCTAAAATAGATCAAGCTTTACTAAACATTAATAGAAATGTAGAATTTGAAACTATGGGAAAAAATGGATTAAATAGAAAATATAAACCATTTATACCATTCAAAGCTAATGAACAAGAAAATCAAATTATTAACAATTATTTTAATAATCCTAATGATCCCAATTATAGCAAATTATATAATGATTTAATAACTAAAAAAGGGTTTTGAGGTATATATGCCTAAAGAATATTCAATAGAAGAATTAAATGAATATGTTTCTAATTTGAAATCATCTTCTCAACCTACTCCTACCACTCCATCCGATAAACAAAGATCTCCACTACAATCTGGATTGATGGGTATATCACAAGGTGCAACTTTTGGACTGGCAGACGAAGCAATAGCTAGACTAGAGTCAATCCGATCAGGTAGACCATATGAAGATGTACTACAAGAAGCCAGAGGAATGTACAGGTCAGCATCTGAACAAAACCCTGCATCGTATCTCACAGGAGAAATAGGGGCAGGTGTAGTGGCACCAATAGGACCATCGGCAAGTTTAGTTAAAATGGGTAGATCAGGTCTTGCGGCACCAGTAACCAGTCTAGGCAAGCTTGCAACCATAGGAGCAGGAACAGGAGCCTTGTCTGGTCTAGGATATTCAGAAGGAAAAGACGTCGGGCAAGTGGCAAAGGATGTTGGGATCGGTGGGTTATTGGGTGGATCTTTGCCAGTGTTGGGAAGAGGTATTGCAAAAGGTGTACAATCTTTAAAACCAGCAGCAGACGAAGCAATTAAGACGAGTCTTACTGGATTTACAGGTAAGACTAGAGCATTTTTAGACCAAATAGAAAAGAATCCAGAACAAGTAAAACGAATTGAAAGCAAATTTGCAGGTGACATACAACAAGAAATATTGCCAGAAATCAATGCAAAGATTAATGATTTTATGGCTAAAAATCCATATAAACAAAGAGCAATACAGGGAAGCCAAAGAGCAATAGAATCAATACCAGACGATGTAACAATATCAAGAAATACTGGAGAAAAAATATTAGGAGACTCTTTAAAGGAATTAGAAAAAGATACTGTTTCCGCAACTGCACAAGATGCCAAAGCAATACTAAATGATTATCTTAAAAGATTTGAAAATACTAAAGAACAGATACCAGGTAGGGAAATAAAAAGAATTCTTCAGAATTTAGATGGAGACATAGAGAAAAAATTTGGAGGATATGGAAATCCATTTTCTAATGATGAGGCATCTAAGGCAATTAAAGGATTACGATTTGCATGGGACAATGAATTAAAAACAAAAGTTCCAGACTATGAAAAGATAATGAAAAAAGTTAGACGTGATGCATCTGCAAGTGAAAGTCTTACAAATAGATTTGCTACTAAAGAAGGTGTTTCTTCTGGAAAAATATCTGCATTTACTGATAGATTACTAAAACAACAAAATAAAATAATGAATACTCCTGAAATAAAAACAGATCTTCAAAGAATAGAAGCCATTTCAAGAATGCCTCAATCTGATATAGGATTGCAAACACTTAGACAGGATATACAGGATATAGGTTTAAAAAAAGCAATAGAATCACGAGGAAATCAAGGATCTAATATTGCTACTCCAGTCACGATAGCAATGACTGCATTAGGAGGTGGATTAGGTCAATCAATTGGAGGTACTACAGGAGGATTTTTAGGTGGAGGTTTAGGAGGTTTTCTCGGAAACGTGGCATCTAGACAATTAGAACAAAGAGGCGGAAAAATTGCAGAATCCGTACTAAGAGGAACCAAAGGCATCCGAACACCAACAGCAATACCAGAAGCTACCCAAAGAGGATTCCAAGCACAGCAAGGTCTACAGAGAGGATTACTTGATCAATTCTTGACAGAAAATGCAGGCGAGGTAAGACGTAAGAGAGAGATGGAATCAAAGTTCCAACAAGATAATCAAAATAGGGTAGGAAAATAATATGCCAGCAAAATCAAAAGCACAAGAAAAACTAATGCAAGCCGTAGCACACTCACCAAAGTTTTCTAAGAAAGTAGGAATTCCTGTAAAGGTAGGAAAAGAGTTTATAAAGCCAGTTAAGAAGAAAAAATGAAATTCAGCTTTGACTTCAAAGACATCATAACATACGGTTCGTTTATCGTATCACTAACAGTAGCATACTATACCCATGAAGTCAGACTTGTAAAACTGGAATCCGAAACATTACAAGATCGTTTAGTAGTACAGGAAATCAAGTTAGAACTCAGAGAGATCAAAGCAGATATAAAAGAATTATTGAAACATACTAAATGAAAATTAAATTCAAAGTAAAATCATACTATCAACCAACTCCTAAAAAGATGCGTAAAATTGGTGATGCACTTCTAGGATCATCTCAATTTCTAACAGGCTATTCTATTGTCATGGATGAAAAATGGTTGGCTTTCACTTGTATTGCAATCGGTACTATAGGAAAGTTTATGACCAATTTTTTTGTCGAGGAAGAAGAAACACAGGACAAGGGTTTCACTTGAAAAAGATTCTCGACATACAACAGAACGATCAAATAGATAACAAGCTACTTGGAAGAATTAAGCCAAGTGGTCAATGTGGCTATACATCGGCGGCAATGTTATTGTCATCAGTATATGAAAAAGCTAAAACAGATGAATTCATTGTTGAATTAATCATGACAATGGATAAGGCTTTTGTCGATAATAAGTCGGACGTCCGGAACGGTGCATTTCTTGCCAAGTATCCAGACTATCTGAATGCAATACTTAAAAAGAATAACATTCTAAAAAAAGCAAAATTCCTTCCTCACTCAGGAACTAACCAAGATATAATAAATGCAATAGATAAAGGATCTCCTGTAATGTGTTCTACTATGATAACTAAAGACGGTCATTATATTTGTATCATAGGCTATGATAATGAACGGAAGGTTTGGATAGTCAATGATCCTTATGGACATTATTCTTTTGCAGACTCCAAATACGCAATCATTGGAAATAATTCAGGTCACAAAGTGGAGTATCCATATACTCTTCTAGGAAATGTAATGGTCGCATCTAGTAGGATTGCATCGGGTGGGTCTAAGTCTGGGTATCGTTTACTATGGTTAGAATAGTACTATTAATCTTACTACTTGGATGTGCTACAGATAACCAGATCAATAAACCAATAGATACGACACAAGCAATAGAAGATTTACAATCAATCGAGATATCTACTATAAAAGATTCTGCTATCAGAGAAAGAGTAGTGAGAGTCTTACAAGATTGCGGAGAGTATGGAAAAGAAGCTTATAAGAGTGCTACTGTTTTACAGAGTCGAGTATCCGAACTAGAAAAGCAATTGCTAGAACTAGAAGAAGAAATAAAACCATACAGGTATTTTAAGCGATTCCTTTTAGTTACTATAATTGCTTTCTTGTTATTTTTTGGAATTAAATTTTATCTTAAACTAAAACCAATCTAATAATTTTTAGCGTGCTTAATAAACTTAGCAGGTTGAACTTGCAATCTATCTTGCCATTCCAATCTAATTAATTCCAGATCCTCAGAGTTAACCGTCCCATCTGCTAGGGTTCTAAGTTTTTTTTCTCTCATGAGTCTCCTGATTGTTGATTGGTCACAATTCAAATATCTTGATGCATCTTGTATTTTCATATTCTCTCCTATAAAATAAAATGAACTATTCGGAAATACCGAACAGTTCAGTGTAATCAATCTTAATCTAATTTAATATCATGCCAACTATTTTTATACGTTTCATTTATATTTTTTATCTCTCTATCATATTGTTGCACAGCCAATTCAGTTAGATAAACTATTATTGCAATCGGTAGCACGCTCATAATGAGAGCTTGACTAAATGCGAGTAGTGTTCCCGGATCATCAATTGGTTGTTTACATGCTCCTGCACAAACAAGGAATGAATTAGTGTTGGCAGTCGTCGAGATTAAAAACGCCAGTATCACGCTACCCCACATCAATGCATAAGTTCTCATCAAGTGAAATACGATAATAGCTATGTCTAGTGCTAGTGATATTCCTAGAGCATAGATTGTGAGAGTAGTCTCAGATTGGATCAGATCCATCCTAGTCTGTAATAAATAATACTTAATAGCTGAGTAGTTTGATATTATTCCTACTGTCCCGAAAAAGATTGCTATACTTAATTTGAGTCTTTTGGTCTCGAAAAATTGAAAGAATTTTGATTGGTTTGTCATGTTGTTATGTCTCCTTTTGTGTTTATCGAATTTTTAGAAAAAAACTTAAATGAAATAAAAATCATTTTTTTTCTTTTTTTTTCTTTTTTTTGTTTACTTTTTCGGATGGGTAAACGATAATAAATATATAGAGAGGAAATTGAGATGAACAGAAAACACCAACTAACATTCGATATTACAGAAAAAACAACAGTAATCAGAAACGCTTTTAATACTGCATATTATATAAGAAATGACCAAACTGGAATGATAGAAGAAAAAAAGACAGGAAGTATGTTTTTAGTAAACATAACAGAAGATGGTAAATATACTTTAGAGGACAATCACCACAGAACAGGTTTTGGTATGTCCAATATTTTGAAGAAAAAAACGGTAGAATTTTTATGACCGTTTTTGATGAAAAAAAATATAAAACAGTAGGAGGAGGAAAATCTTAAGAACTAGCCTGAAGATGGGGAGCTTGCTACTCCCCGAAACCCTTTTTGGGTCGCTAGAAGCAAAGGAGATCAAAATGTCAGATCAAGATTACTATCTATATATTAAAACCAAATATCAGTTGGACCATCACGATTTAACAGATAAACAAAAACAAGAATGCAAATGGATTATCGAGGAAATCGAAGCATATTATAAAGGAGATCACAATGAGCAACAATACAACAATCAGAGTAAGCAAAGAGCTAATTGAAGCAGCAATCGAAAAGCACAAACAAATCAAGAAACTAAACCCAGAAGAAAAGATCTTCATTCAGGGATTTATTGCCAGTCTATTGGCTAAATATGCGGCAGGGACACTCATTGAGAAGGAGACTAAAAAATGACAGGATTTAAAAAAGCAGATAAAAAGCAGGCTAAATTAAGATGTAGTGTATTTGGCCCATCTGGAGCAGGCAAAACAATGACAAGCTTAAGGATTGCTAATGGGTTTTTAAAAGCAGGTTTGGATTCTAGAATTGCATTTATTGATTCTGAACGTGGATCTGCTAGTAAATATGCAGACAAATTTGATTTTGATGTTTTAGAATTAGACAAGAAAACAATTTTAGATTATACTAATGCAATTAAAATAGCAGCAGAGAATAAATATCAAATATTAATTATTGATAGTTTATCTCATGCATGGCAAGAACTAATAGAAGAAGTTGATAAGATTGCAAAAATTAAATACAAAGGAAATACTTGGGGAGCATGGAGCGAGGGAACTCCTAAGCAAAGATTATTAATAGATTCTATTATTAATTATCCTGGTCATATAATTGCTACAATAAGATCTAAAACTGAGTGGGAAATAGGAGACGATAAAAAACCAAGAAGAATTGGTTTATCTCCAGAGCAAGGAAAAGGCATAGAATATGAATTTGATATGCTTATGGAAATGTCTGTAGAACATTATGGCACTATTATAAAAGACCGAACAGGTAAATACCAAGATGCTATAATAAAAAATCCAGATGAGACGTTTGGAACAGAGTTGATTAATTGGCTTAATTCTGGATCAGCTATTTCACTACCAATAGCCGAGGTCAAAAAACAAGAGATACAATCACAAAAACAGCCAATAAAATCAGGCATAGAAGAGACATTTTCTAAGTTTAAAACAGCTATATCTGAATGCCTTATCACTTTGAATCTGGATAGATTTATCAAGGCAAGCCAGACTTTTGATAAATATGTGGAGACTTTGCCAGAGGAGATCTTTGAGGAATATAGCCACTACATGACTAAAACTCTAACTCAGATTACAGAGCAAATCGAGTCAGGAGATTTTGTCACAAGCGAGACTCAGAGGGATCAACTAATTA